ACTGAAGTTGATGGCTGCTTGACTTTGTGCGTATTTTTCTTGAGCCTGACTCAGTTGCAGTGTGGCTGCGGCCACTGCACCCAGTTGTTGTTTGGATATTTCAAATATTCTGTTCTTTTCTGCTTCTGACAGAGCCACACCGCGACTGGCTTCTAATGCACGGATCTCTGCTCTGGCTCGCTCATCAGCCGCTGTCGCCACATCCATTTGCATTTTAGCACTGTCACCAAGACCAATCTGTGCCAGGTCCTTACGAATCTTTATGAGATCATCTTCTGCTTGTTGTTGTTCTTTGATACCATACAAGCGTAGGTCTTCACTGGCCTTGAGCAGGGCATTATTTTTGAGTGCTTCTTCAATCTCAAGGATTTTGCTTTTTCTCAATATCTCAATGGCTGCGATTTGTTTCTGATACACAGGTGTGAGTTCATCTTTCTCAACACCTTTGAGTTGGCTCATGGCCTTTTGCATCTCAAGTGTTTTGTCAGCAGCCTCTTTGGTAATGTTGGCAGTGGCCTGCATGATTTCTTTTTGCAGTTCGCTTTTGCCAACCAACTGACCTTGAAGGGTCACTGCCTGCACTTGATCAGCCAGGCCTTTTCTAAACTCTTCAGTGCCTTGTCTAATGGCTGATATCTTGAGATCAAGTTCTTGTCTGATTGTTTTTTGCTTTTCTTTTTCAGCCTCAACTGCGTCGTTCAGGCGTTTTTGTTCTTCTATGTAGGCCTTGCGATTGGCAATCTCTTTTGGATCTCCGCGACCCTGACCACCTTGACCTTCTCTTGGGTCTTTGGCTACAGGTGCAGGGTTAAAGGTCAGGGCTTTACCTGTTCCAAGACCTATAAAGTTTTTTAATCCTTGATAGGCCGTATCTAACTTGGACAGGAACCAGTCAATGGGACTGATATCAAAGGCCGCTTTGATAGCCTTATCAACCAACCAGATTGCACCAGAGATCACAGCGAATACACCAGCAAGTCTGGTCAATCCAGCAAACAACAATCCAAGTGCTGGTGCTAATGCTCTGAAACTCAATCCTATAGATTCAAATGTAAATCCTACTCTTGCAACCAACTGACTGATACTACTCAATGATCTTGACCATAATGCCGCAATGTCCATCCAGATACTTTTTAATCCAGCCCAGACAAATGCCAATGCATTGCTGGCAATAGCAACCTGTCCAGCACCAAGTTTAAATGTAGCCCATAAAGCCCCTCCTATAGTTGCCAGAGTCGTGAACAAACTTGTGACCACACTTATGCTTTTGGCCAGGGCTGATATAGCCACTGCGGCTCCACCAATCTTGACCACTGCTTCAATAAACTTTTCAATCTGTTCAGGCTTGAGTTCATTCACAAAGTTGATCAAGGGTTCTAATGCCTTGAGGATTTCCAGTTTGAGTTTGCTAAACGCCGCACCCAACTTGTCCTGTAGTTCAGCACCACGCCGCACATCTTCAGCATACTTGGCTGAGGCTGCTGTGAGATTGTTATATTCATTTGAAAGATTCTTGAGATCAACACCACGCAAGGTCTTACCAAACAGTTCACTGCTGATCCTGTTGCGTTGGGTCACATCATCCAGAGCACTCAAGCGTTTTAGTGTGAGATCAAATAGTCCTTGTGTGTCTAACTTGGCCAGGTCATCCAGCGTGATACCAAGATCACGGAAACTGTTTTGTGCTGTTAGTCCACCATTCACAGCATCACCAACTGTGAGACTGAACTTGGTGATAGCGTTCTGTGCTTTTTCTGTATTGCCACCCAGTTGGCTTACTGCTTTACCAAAGCCCAATACATTGGCAATACCTATCTCACTGGCATCACTAATATCACTAATGGCATCAGCAAAGTCAAGGGCACTGCGTATGGCAGCACCCACGGCCAATGCGGCAATAGCAGTTTGAAATCTACCAAATAACTCTGTGGTCTTCTTGGTTTGTGTTTGTATCTTGGCCAGCGTGGGTGATATCTTATCATCCAGCGTGGCGGTATAGGTTAGATCTGCCATGTTATTTCCTCATGATGCGTTTTAGAACTCGTGCAAGGTATTCTTCTGTGGGCTGAGTCATACCTCTTGGACTTTGTTTACTGCTGCCTTGATCAAGAGGCACAGCATAAGGATAGGCTGCATGGATAGTGTCGCCACTGAGTCGCGTTCTACGACGGGCATTGCCAGTTCTGATGGGAGTTTGACTCAACCAGTATTTGTATATCTGATTTGGCACAGCCTGGAGTTCTCGTTGAATCCTGGCTAACCTGGCAGTGATCTTGTCTTGGACATTTTGGCTCATCTCTTGATCCTTTCAACCATTTCCTGTAGGGTATTTAGTGGTAGATCAGGTGCTGGAGGTGCCATGCCTTTGGCCTTGGCTTCAGACTTTTCGCGTTCATAACGATGGTAGGCCAGGCTCACATCCATGACCAGGAAGTCAAGAGTGTCAGCCAAGTCCAATACCTGGCTGGGCAACAGATGATAACGAGTGGCCAGGTTGTCTAACACAAGACAACGACGCAGATCCGCACTATTGGGATCAAGTTCTGCGTTTATTACTTTCCCAGGCGTTCAACCACTGTGGTAATCACTCTCATGAGGATTGGTGTAGGCAAGGCTGCTTCCTCACTCATGACCTGTGAGCCATCTTCATTCAAGATCAGTTCACGCACAGCACTGATCACTGACGAAGTATCGTTTTGATTTAAACTGGCCAGTTTAAGGAACACATTCATAGGCTGGCGGTCCCAGGTCCAGAATGTGAGTGCTTCACCGTATTGTTCAACGATGTCAGCATCGTCAATGGTGACTTCAATCAGTTGGGGTTTTTTTGCAAGTTCAGAGAGTTTCATCTTCAGGTCCTTTGGTTCTTTTGATCATCTCGTTGCTGAGTGCAACAAGAAAACTTAAACGACTGTGTGCTTTGCCAATGTCAGCGGCAGCACAGCGTAGTTCATTAGTGGATTTGGCTATTTCAGCCAAGAGGCTTTGTGCCAGTTCCAGGTCAGATTTGTTTTGTAATATTTCCATAAATCTTTCATCTATAAATCAACAAACAGCAGGGAGCGAACCCTGCTGTGTGTTCTTACGCTACTGTGTAGTCGCCAGTCACTGTCAAGGTGATTGGAGAGACCCACACAGGTGAGTCAGCACTAACGGTAGGTGCCAAACCTGTGACATAGGCATTACCACTGATGGTAGGACCTGTGGCACCTGTTGATGTGTCACCCATATACAGACTGAAGCCCACAAGTGGCTTGTCTTTAGACAGACCAAACACGCCAAGTCTGGCTGCTGAATTTGCTGAGGCTGAAGAATTGCCAAAGAATGTGCTTTGTTCAAGCACACAGTTCATAGCAATACTGTTGGTTGCTGTGGTAGCAACCTGCAGTTTACTCGCTGAGTCTAACTGAGTCCAGGTGAACACATCGTTTGAGTTGTTGATTGTCACATCCTGTAGGGCTGGCATGCTGATAGGTCCTGTGGCCGCTGAAGTTGTTAGAGTCAGTGTGGCCTGGACATTTGCAACGCCTGGTGCTGGGTAGATATATGCCATGGCATTATTTCCTTTTTAGTTTATTTTCGTTTCAGAGAAACGGAACTCAAACTCAGTGAGCATGGTGTCTGCTTCAAAAGTCACAGTGATATCACATTCACGACTGACAACGCCAGTTATTTCTGTGGTATCCTTTACATTTCTAACAGCATCCATCACACTATCATAGTTTGAGGGCTTGAGTTTTGCGTCATTTACGACATACACCTGGATGGTAGAAGTTTTTCTTGCGAATACTCCTGCATCAAGGGTGTTGAAGAGAGTGGTCTCTACTGAATCTGGCTCACTAACATAGAACACTTTGAAGTTTTTGTAATACAACTGTTCTCCAGCCGCAGTCCAAGGCAACTCACTGCTCACAGCGTAGGTGCCCAGGGCAATGGCGGAGATACCGTCTATTATGGCCTGTCTCATCTGCGTCTCACTAAGTTTGTGACATACGGATATTTCTCAGCGTCTGTTATGGTTCCATTGTTGGTGAAATCATACCAGTCGCCTGCTACTATCAGTTCGTCAAATAAATCGCGAAACTTGGTGTCATAGAATCCTATCTTCTGACGCTCTGCTGAGTCTTGGTTGCCAAAGTCTGCCACTTTTGCCAGCAGATACTCTGATAGAGTATGATACACACAGAGGTCTGTGAAATCATTTTGGCGTGCTTGAATCAAGAAAGGGTCAAGAGCAGGAACAAGAATACTCTGTCCAAACACAACATTGGCCATGCTTCCTGACTGGCGGATGTAGTAATCCTTCCACCAATCACTTGAGCGAAACATGTCCAGGATGCGTTGTGTTGAACGAATAAGACTGTCTTCTACAACATCTTGAGTCAGGCCTTCATTGGCAGAGAACAGGCGACTGTCCTTGGCCAGAACATCGTCGTAATCAGCAAAACTGAAAAAGGTGTTCCCTTGTGTAATGAAAGCCATGATCGTATGCCTTACAGGAGTGAACTATCAAACGCCAAGTAGCGACCGTAGTTGTTCATCAGAACGCCTGTGCCGTAGTAGGCACTGCAAACGATATCGTCACCCAAGAAGGCTGCACGGCGTTGTGTCTCAATAGAGATGTCGCCAATCAAGCCAAGACCCAAGCAATCACGCTGGAAAACAGCACCAGCATAATCGCCAGTGGTGCCATTGTTGGCAATGTTGCTGGTTTCGTAAACAGGAATACCTGCCAACATACCAACATAACCCATACGCATTGCTTCGTTAGAAACTTCTGAATATGCACCTGACACGAATGGAGTATTTCCGCTTGTGGTCAATGCAGCCTTCAAGTCATACGCAATGCTGGGGTGTATTACACAGACCATTCCTTCTGTAGGAACAGCATCAGCCTTGAGTTTTGCAACAGCGGCAAAGATGCTGGCAGCAGTGATCTGTCCAGTGAAGTCACCTTGACCAGCGTTGAGCGTTCCAAACAGTGCTGTGAGGTCAGTGTCAATCTTGCGAGCAACGGCTTCACCAAACAAGCGACCAAGGTCAGCCACAACATTGCTGGCAGCGGCAGTGCGAGCCAGGTCAGTAAGCAAGGTGCGGATAGCCACAGGTCTAACTGTGAGTTGTGCTGTGTCTGTTGACACTGCGGTGTTGGTGACTTCATTACCTTCCGTCACAACCGCGGCTGTTTGGATTGGGTAGATAGGCACATTGACATTTTTACCTTGACCAGGGGCCAAGACATAGTTCTTTACCAGACCACGCATGATACTGCGTTCTGATGCCACGAACATGGCTTCTTGGATGATCTCTGGTAAGAGATCGTTTAGAGTTGTAGTTGTTGAACCAGCCATTAGAATTCTCCTTGAATATTAGGCTATACCGTTGGCCTTGCGATATTGTGCATAGACTTTACGGTCTTCTGGATTTTTCATATCCAGTTTGGTGATGTCCACCTTGTGTGGGCTTGCCGCTGATATTGAAGAACGACCTTGTGATGTGGCAGGAGTGGCCTGAACAAAGTGAGGATTAGCAGTTAGAAAGTCCTGCACAAGGTTCTCAACGCCCCAAGGTTGCCCTTGATCCGTGTAGCGAACTTTGCCTGAATCATCTAACACTTCTACTTCACCATCCATGTTCATACGCACCTGGCTTCGCAACAGACTCTTGACCTGTTCAGGGTTTACTGAACGAAGCCTGGCTGCTGTAGTGACCAATGGCACATCAACTTTGTATTCTTGTATCACGCGGTCCCGCTTGGCTATTTCAGCGTCTTTCTTGGCAGCCATTTCTTGTAGAATCTTTTCAAACTCTCCACGCTTGACTTGCTCTTGCTGTTGTTTCTTTTCCCATTCAGATTTGATTGTGCGTAGTTCCTCAATATCACCAAGGTCTTCGTAAGGCTTTGCAACCTTCTTCTGAACACTTGCCTTCATCTTGGCCATTGCATTGTCAAACTCTTCTTGAGAGTAAACACGCTGATTTGTGCTTGCGGCTTCCTGACTTGTGTTTGAAGCGTCAGTTGCTTCCTTTGTTGCCAATGAGTCTGAGTCCATTGTAATCTCTACCTACCTTTCGTAGTTGTGGTAATGTTATTTACCGTTTGTGTTTGATCTTGCAGCCTTTACTTGCTGAGTTTGCGAACCAGTGCTGGACGATTGGCCTTGATGGCTTGATCTTCAGCAATGTTTAGAGCCACAGCAGTGTCTCGTGCTTGCGTTTGCTGTGGATACCGTTGTTCAAGTTTGGCAATGTTTTTGTTCACGGAAGTTTCAGTGAAACCTCTGATGATTCGTTTGGAGTCTTTCATATCAATATCCTTTTCCTGGTTTAGGCGGCTTGGGGCGACGCTTGTTCTTTTCTGTTCTTTCACCACGGCGTGGCAATGGGTATGTGTTCATAATATCTCCTGGTTAGTTTGTGGCTGCTGCCATTGCTCCTGCTGCCACAATCATGTCTGCTGTGACTTCTGGATGTAGTGCCATGATCTCTTCATTGCTATACCCTTCCATCAGCATGGTCTGGATATGAGCCATACGCTCCGCGTTAGAACTGTTGGCCAGGCTGGGGTGTTCTCCTTCGCCACTAACTGGCTGGACTGTGACTGCATCAGGCAAGAGATCATCTTCTTCGCCCAGCAGTTCCAGCAAGTGCTGATCAATAACTCTATACACCACAGGGTCAGTTGCGGCTGATTTGGCAGTGACCAGTTGTGCAACTTCACGACCAGTGTCACGAATGTTGAATGAACCTGGATACTCTATCTCGCCTGTCCAAGTCTGACTCTGATACAGGCTCCACAGTTGCCATATCTGTTCTTCAGCCAGTTCCAGATTGTCTGCTTTTTCTGACAGTTTGGCGTTGAGCAACTGAAACTCTGTTTCCATAGCAATGCCACTCATTTGAGTAGCATCAGTGCCACGCACACTGCCAGTGTTGGCCATGCGGTCAATCATCTTCACACGGTTGTTTACTGATTCGTAGATCATGTTGATGGGAGTGGCATCTGCGTTCAGCATGTAGGGACGCAGTCCAGGATCAAGGTCTGTGCCCATCATGATTATGGCACCTGCACCTGCACCCACTTGTGTGTCTGGTGTGACCACCAAGGAAGGATGGCCTTCCAGTCTTACACTTTGTTCTACTTCACTCAGTTCATTGTAGATGGCTCGCTGTTGGTCAGCGATGTCAGAGATGTCACTAATACCAATACCACGCACCTGACTGCGTTCATTGTATACCAACACAACAGGCACACGGCCCAGTTCATTCACTTCTTCATTGACCAACTGTGCTTCTCGTTTGATGTTGTTGGCTTCATAGGTGCGTATGAACTCTGGTGTCCATTCACGGATGGTGGTCACACTGTCATTCACATCTTCAATGTATTTGAAATACACAATGTCATAACGACCATTGGCTCGTCTTGCCCAACGCCAGTCAGTGACCACTAATGGTGTGAGCACATTTACATAGGGCCTAACACCTTGACTCAGTTGATCTGCCAATGTTTCTGCTTCAATACCAGGCTTGGTCATCAGCACCCAGCAGTGACCAAACACTGAACTCCAGATGCTGACTTCTTTCATGAACGCATTGAAACTGCGTCCATCCATGTCAGCATCCTCAAGGAAGTCTTCCAACATGGGATCATTCTCAATGGTGCCAAACTCTCTCTTGGGTTCTTCGCGAAACAAGAAACTCACATACACACTGATCACTGAACGGCAGTGGTTATCCAAGGGTGTTGATCTGCAACGGGCTTGGTATTCAGCACCTGTTTCATTGGTGTATTTCACAAGATAACCGCCCAGGCGGTAGTCATCTCCGCCCACATAACTGTTTAACAGAAAGAGCCAACGCTCTCTATTTCTGCTAAAGTCCACATTGAGCGTGCCTGCATAGTTGTATGCTTCTGTTAGTGTGATATTTGATGCCATTTAAGTAATCCTATGTCCCCAGCGTTGTGCTGGCAGTGGTTTATATTCCGTTTTCACGGGCCAGATATATGAGATCATGTAGCGTAGTGCATCGCTCATGTGGTCATAACCTGAATCTTTGTCTGGCACACTTGTGCCTTCTTTGTAGGCATGTCTCTCCAGGGCCTCAATAGTGTATTTACACTTTGGATCAACTAATAAATGCCTCTTGCCCGCCGCATCACACAGGCGTGAGTTCACAGCATTGATGCCGTCACGCACAGGGTCGTGACTCATGGGTGCCTTGACCACAAAGCCAGCATTGGTTAGAATGCTGATGTCAGTGGCTCCACCTGCTGAAGTCTTGCGTTGCCTGGCTGCAGGATCAGGATACACCCATATTTTGCTACGGGGATAGCGACTCTTGATCTCTGACACCATCTCCTGTGTGTTGGAACTAAACATGCGGATCTCATCCACAATGTGTAGGGTATCGTTATGTCTGACCCCAATGGTAGCACTCATTGGATCAATGTTAAAGTCCATGCCTATATGCACTGCTTCTGGTTGATCAACCTTGAGACTCTGAACATTTGCACGATCAAATGCGTAGTAGATCCTACCTGCGTATGATTCAAATGTGGCTTCAAACTCCTGGCGGAATGTGCGTTCATCCATCTCTGAACGAGCGGCCGCAATCTCATCTGCATGAACTCTACCGCCTTCTAAAGTGGTAAACTGCCAACTTGCCCAGGAGTCTGCGTGGTCAAGACTCATGTCAAATATTTCCTTTGACCAGTTGCCTGTGCCCTTGGGTGTGCCTATGAATAGTGCATGGCCCTGCTTGTCACTCAAGGTAGGACGCACAGCAGTCCATACTTCAGGATCCATGTCAGCAAACTCATCAAACACACAGAAGTCTACAGAATAACCTCTCATGCGATCAAATGCATCTGCAGATCGTATGCCTATGGCTGATCCATTGCGTAGGTGCAGTGTGAGTTCACTTTCGTTGACCTTTGTGACCCAGTTGAGATCAGTAAGACGACCTTTCAACTGTTCCCAAACAATGCCTTTGCCTTGTGAGCGTGTGGGTGCAATAAACCAGCAGGTTCGCTGTGGCTGTCGTGCAAAGCGAGCCAGTTCACGCATGGCCAGGAATGTTTTTCCAAAACGCCTGCCGCAAATGGCCACTCTGAATCTTACAGTGCTTGAGGCAATCAGTCGTTGTGGATCACTTAAAGCCAATCAATCATCCTCCCAGGGTAGCACTTGTGCTTCTTGGCTTGACAGTGGGCTATCACTTTGACCCAGGAGATTCTTGCCCAGGAAGATCAGCATGGTGGGATTGCCACTCATGGCCACTTCTATCTGTTTTCTGCGTAGACTTTGCTTTAGTGTTTCGCGACCTTTTACAAGTTCTACGCTGAAGTTGTAGCGAAGTGTGTTTGAATCAATGCCAAACCATTCTGCTATCTCAATGTCCTTGCAGCCTATGGCAGCAAGTTTGAACACATCCGCAGTGGTAATGGGCTTTTTGTTGCGACCAACAATCTTGCCCTTGGTCTCAATAGTGATATCTTGTTCAGGTTTTCCGCCTGTGTGATCACGATTGTGTATGTATTCTTGACAGGCACCTACCAGTGTTTGATTGGGTGTTGCAAGGTTGGGTATGGGTTCTACTGTGTGATCTTTGGACTGATCAGTGTCTGCCTCGTTCATAGGTCAAGTTCCTTTGCCAGCCAAAAGGGCTGTAAGTTTACTTACCTATTTGCAGATTTTATAATACCTTTGTTGCCTTGAAGTC